TGCTCTTGCCTGTGCCTAGTTCTCTTACTTCTACATCGTGTGGTAGGAGTTGCTCTGCTTTCTCCCACTTGTTATCTTTTAGCCAGTTGACATACCAATCGAGTCCTTGACCATGATTCTCTACATAGTCTAGTAGTCTTACTTCTTGTCCTGTTGCCTGTGCCACCCACAACGCTGTGCTATCACCCATACCCAAATCCCAAGCCACATAAGTTCTACAGAGATCATCTCTCGTAATGTCGCAAAGTCTACCTTTTTCTTCGAGGTCGTTGATGAGTTTGCCATAGTAACTTCCCTCTACTGCTGCGTTAAAACTACACTCAAACTCTTGGTTGTACTTATCGTCTCCCATTTCTTTTCTGGCAGACCATAACTCTTGTTCATCTATTAGCTTTGTTTCGCTTGCCTTGAACTGTAGAGCAGACCATCCTTCTTCTTTACTGGCTCTGTCAAACAGTTCTTTGAAGTGGTTATTGCCCTTCGGAGTGCCGATAAATAAACACGACCCTTTTCTGTCTGCAAGAGCCGGTCTGATGATCTCGTTCCAAATCTTAGGATTCTGATCGCCAATTTCGTCTAGCACTACAGCATCGAAGTATTGCCCGCGCAAAGAGTCTGGGTTGTCTGATCCGTATAACTGTATTCTTCTACCAAAGAAGTCCACCCTAAGTTCAGCAATATTAGCTGTAGCATCTAGTGGTCTTACAAACTCTAAAAGGTAATCCCAAGCTACTCGCTTACTTTGTGAGTATGTTGGACTAATGATTGCGTACCTAGGGTTAGGCTTGTCGTTCTCCATTGCTGCTTTTATCAGCGCATTGAGTGCTGCTACTGTCTTACCCATACGCCTGTGTGCCACTACCACTACAAAGCGATTTTTATCCATCGCCTCATGTATCTGTAACTGTGGTTCTCTTGGCTTGTAAGGGATGACTACTCTTTTTACTTCGTCATCTGCGTACTCTACTTCTCCCAAGCGACCACCATCTTAAAGATTCCACCTTCTGCATTGCTTAGTTCTGTAGTGTTAACAGGCTTACCATCTATCCTGTCCATGACTTCCTTGATTGCCCAAGGCTCTCCGGCTTCTGCTGACTTTACTAGCTTCTCGGTAATGTTCCTGAGTTTCTTTCGATCCTCTTGTACTAGGGCTACTCTTAGTGCATCGTAAAAGAGCTTTCCCTTTTTACCATTCTGATTGCCTGTAGGTGCGCCACCTTTATTAGTTGGCTCAACTTGTAGATTATTGTTTTCTGTAGAGTTTTCCATTCCATTCCCTAGGGGTTGATGGTTGATGATGTTGCTATTCTACAACAGTTTAGTCTAGTAGTCCTTCTACTTTTTGATTATTCTTTTCTAATATTTTTACATCTTTTGGATCAAAGACTACAAAGTTACTTGTGCCTTTTCCTGCACTACGACTACCTTCGTCTAAATAGCGTATGCCCTTAATACCTAATGTATTCATTAATTTAGACGCTTCGGCTTGTGTTTTAGCTAAACTTGTAAGCTCACGATATAACTCACTACCAGTCATGTTTGGCGAAAAACCATAATTTGTGCCTGTAGCTGGAATTCTAAAGTTTTCAAATTTATCTTCAGACATACCCAATGCTTTTTTAACAGCATCAGATTGTTGGTTTAATGGCTTATCCCAATCAAGCATCATAGGTATGTCTGCATCAGGTATATCTACTTTGTAGAGATTGCCAGAACCTTCTTGCAACCCACCTTTATTTTTAAGGTTTTCAAGTATTTGTAAATCTTTTTGAGCCACATCTGCTGCTGATTTGTTTTCAATTAATTGCTTTGCCCTTTGTATAGCAGAATCAACATCTTTTGTTTTATTTAGTGTTGCTCGAACATTTGGGTGGCTTAATTCATAAGCAAAATTAAATGGTTGACCTTCAGGGGTGTAAAGGATGTTTTTAGATAAATCTTTGTAATATTCGGCAGTTTTTGGGCTTTCAGCAAAATACATCCCATGCCCATAAGCCTGTGCGCCTTCTCCAGTTCCTACTTTACTTATGTCAAATTTGCCTCGGATTGTATGAGGTGTGCCATGATAGGCTGTAGCACCCATAAGTCCTGGAATCTGCTCCATTAGCCTTGCAAGAGCCTGTCGGTCTCCTACATTGATACCGCCTTGATCCATTACTAGAGCTTTGTCTAGGTCAGACATCTGCGTTTGTAGATTCTGTTGCGCTGACTGTGCCACATTTCTTGCATAATCCATCACTTGTGGGTTGGTCATTGCTGTCATCTGTGGGGGTGTATAGCCTTGTAGTGCGCCTGCTAGTGTTCCTGTTTGCTGTCTGCCACCAAGAAGTCCTGCCATTGATGGTCTTTGCGGAACTAACAAGCCACCTAATCGGGCTTGTGCCAGATCTAATAGGCTTGCCATATCTATCCTTTATTTGTTACCACTTAACTTTGTCCGACCAAAAGGCGGCTGACATTTTTCCCTTGGCTATGTTCTTAGCGTGTCTTGCCTTAAATGACTTTCTTCTTGCCTTGTCAGCTTGCGACTCACCTTCTCTTGGTGGGCTACCTGTCATTCCTTGCTGACCGAATCGTATTGTCTTTACCTTATCGCCTTCTTTTGCCACAACTACATGGCTTTTAGTAGGGTGATTTGGTGTTTTTTTAGGTTTGTTAAATTTCGCTACACCGATTCTTTCTAGAACTCCAGCAGCCTCTCGGATTTTCACTTCTTAACTCGCATAGACTTACCGGCTTCCGACATAGCAATTGCAATCGCCTGGCGAGGGTTCTTAACGACCTTACCGCCCTTGCCAGAATGTAGCTTTCCTTCTTTGTACTCGCCCATCACTTTACCGATTTTCTTTTGCGACTTAGACATTTTCATATAGATCCTCTAGGTTATATTTACACCACAATAAAGGTGCTTGCTCTCCATCTGCCATGCCTCTTGCGATATGTTGTTGTATAGAAACAACAGTAGCACCTAGTGTGCTAAGTCCATCCACCATATCAGGGTAAACCCTATGCTTAAATCGTTCTGCGTTTGCCTTGCTTGCCTCGGACTCTCCGTTGGCATCGTAGCCGTTAGAATCGTGGTCTAGGGCGATAAAAGTACCATCCTTGTACCATAGGGGTATCCCGACTGATTCGAGCCTCTTAGCGAGGTCTGTGTCCTCGTAACCCCATCCCCAATAAGTATTGGAGTATCCGTTACAGGCTTCAAAATGCCACTTCCGCATGACTGCAACTGCTGCTAATCCGTAGCGTTGCGCGATTACTGCTCTGTCTGTTCCATGTCCTACTGGTCGTTTATCCATGCCATACCAGACTATTCGGCTTGGTAGGCTAGGTTCGCTGTAGTCTGCCCACATCGGCATATAGTCTACATCGTGAAAACACACATAATCGATCATGCCTGCACAAGCTGCGTAAGCATGATTGACTATTGCGCCTCGGTTAAAAGGTAGATCGTCTGCTTGTTCGGCTAGAACAAACAAGGGTTCTATGTCGGTATTTCTACGAAAGAATGAGACTGTATGAGGTAGCATCTTTTTTAGATGCTCCTCTCTGTTTCGGTAGGGGATTATTATCCCTAATCTCAAGATTTCTTTTTGTAAGGTTTAGCAGTTTTAGCTGCTTGTTTAAAAGCCTTGGCTGTTGGTGCGCCTGCTGTGCCTGGCTTACGCATCTTTTCGCCTGATCCCTCGGCTATCCGTTTTCTCTTTGCTGCGATATTGCTGTAAAGACCCTGTTTCAATCTTCTTCCCCTTCATCTTCCATTTCTTCTTCGCCTACAGCTTCCCAAGCCATGCAGCCTCGTTCACCTTTGCAGACAAAATCAAATATTTCGCAATGTCCCATGCCTTTAGGCACTCCGCACTTGCTCATTTCTTCGCCTGTTTCGTAGTATTCGCAGGCTTTGCACTTGCCTTCGCCATCCTTACGATCACCATAATCGGCTGTAATAACGGCTTTTTTCATGTTGCCTTTGTTAATATCGGCATCCATTGTAGAGAGTGGGCAAGACTCGGTATCGGACTCTAATAGACCGCCCTCGGACTTCTCAGCCATCTTAGGCTCTTTGCCTAACAGACCGATCATTATCGACATACCTTTTTCTTTCATATCGCACCCAAAAAAAAGCCCTATTGCTAGGGCTATGAAGAAGAATCACTAAATTCTGGGTGCAATGACCCAAGCAAATTATAAAGCATTTTTTGGCTGTCTACAATCAAAACAAATAAACTTTTCATTTTGTCCTTGGTTATAGATTTGGAAGTATCCACCCTTTGTAGTTTTACGCTGCTGACACCTTGAGCAGATTCGCATAGTGATTACTTTTGGCTCTCTTGTCGAGTTGGTCTTGGAGTCGCTTTTTAGCATTGTGTAGGTCTGTCTCGAATCGTTTTGTAGATATTCTTAATGTATGGGCTAGTTGATTCTGACTAGCGTATGGATGGCTCACATACCGAGCCATTAGT